TCAAACTGCATGATTTCCTCCTTGTAGATACCGTCCGTAGAGCCACCACCCACGGTTTAAGGCACTTTTTCGCGCCCGGCAAACTGTGAATCAGGCGACCCAGGTCTCGGTGTAGGAGTTAGGCGCGAGGTAGACCACGCCGCTGGACTTGGCCTTGTCCCGGTTTTCCTTCCACTTGGCCCACCATGGAAGGTCTAACTTCACCTCAGGCTTGTGATACTTAGGCTCGTAAGCACATAAGTACCTTAGGCAATCAACCAAGTGAAACTCACCTCGCTTATTGGGTTGGTCTGTCACAATAGTTGTGCCCGCTACATTGGTCACTTGTTTCTTATATCGCTTCATCTCTCGCTCTAGGTTCGGCAGGTGACCCTTGAGTACCCGGAGCCGGGGAGAGCCCTCGGGGCGGATGTGCAGGGCGTTGCGGACGGCCTGGAGCCCAGACAGAACGTCGTCGGCACCCGGGATGAACGAGGCCCCGGTCACCCTGGAGCGGATGCCGTGCGAGGCCAACTGCTCGGTGTACTGGTCCTGTGGGCTTTTGCCTGAACCAATATCGGTCAGCCGGCCACCGTGGGCGTCGATCAGGAAGGCGTAGAACTGCTGGGACTGGACCTTCTTCTTGAACTCCTGGCCAAAGATGATGGCGTTACAGTTCCGTATGTAGAGTTCGTCGTACAGGACTACCTTGTCCTGGCCTGGTGGCACGGCCGCGAACAGCACTGCTGTCACGGAATGACCCGGGTCCACCACGGCGTACCGGCACCAGTCCTCGGGAATCTTGTTTTCGGGCAACTGGTGCAGGTCGATCCCGTGGATGGACATGTTGAAGTTCGGGTAGACGAAGAGGCTGTCCGTGGTGAACTCGCCCTCGGACCTCTGCCGCAGTACGTCGTCCCCGATGGCCGACCACCGCTCGATCATCTTCCGCTTCTCGTCCTTGTCGATGTGCGGGTTATCCAAGAACCGCAGCGCGAACCGGCGGATGTCAGCCGTGTTGCCATTGTCCTCGGCCTTCTCGGCTCGCTCATTGAGTCCGATCAAGGCTTCGTTCTTAGAATGCGGCATGGCACTCCAACAGAACAGGCCTTTGTTGTCGGCTAGGCGTGCCTGCATCTCTGGGACCCACTGCTCATTGTTTAGGTCCTCGTCTATATGTACACGCGATGCCTTAAATCCTTGTGGCGGATCGCCCTCGGACGAGAAGCAGTAGATCGTCCACCCGTTCACCAACTCGCAGGAGTTGAGGTAGCCGGCAGACTTGAGCAGCCAGGAGAAGTTCTTCACCATCCGGGGAGGGATGAGTGGCGGCGCTGGCTTGGTCTCTTTCTCCCGCCCGGCGTCCAGCACTGGATCAAAGGCGCGCCACTGCCCAGTGGCCGAGTCCTTGATGATCTTGAAGGCCCCGGCACGAAACAAATAGGGCACTACCACTAAACCTATGTGCTTCCAATTCGCGCCGACAATGACGAGGGTGCCGCCTTCTTTCGGGTACTTGCCCTCGACGGGGTGCGTGCCCGTGGCCGCCCAGGCGTCCTCGATGAAGGTGCAGAGACTCTTGCCGCTACGATTGCCGCCGATCACCAGCGTCTCGCTCGACAGGCAGTGGTGAAACTCCAACTGCTTCGGCGTTGGCTTGTATAGCCTCAAGGCTTCGATGCGCCTCTCGCTCAATTCGGCTTGCAGCGTCCTCAGTTCGTCCCGCTGGAACGACGATATGCTCTGGACCGTTGGCAGCGGGGGCACCGATGGTGGCGTGTACTTCTTCGGGGGCATTGATGTACCTCTTTCCTCCGTATGACAGCACGGCCTGCTCCAGCCGCTGATTGATCTCCTGCTCCAGTTCCTCCTCCGAGTAGAGTTGGATGGGCTTCTTCGCCCCGCCCTGCTCGGTGTTCTTGGTGGCGAGCCGGACCACCATCTCCAGTACGGAGTTGCGAATTCTTCCCCCGGGAGGCGCGTCCCAGTACTGCTTCATGGCCATGGACGCAAAGCCGTTCACGCCACCGAAGTAGTGCATCAGGCTCTCAAGCAGTTCGGCCGTGTGGGGCACGTTGGCCCCGCCCGAGATCACCCTCGACAGATATGACTCGATGGCCGCATTCTCCATGCGGTCCATCTTCTTCTTCTGCTTTTTCTTCCGCTCGCACGACTTGCATGTGTGACGGAATGTGTGCTGCGTGCCGGGGGACCTCGGCCAGAACTTCGGGGAAAGCACCAGCACGGACCCGCAGGCCTCGCACTTCCGGTACTGAACGTCCGGTTCCTCTTGGTCGTCCATTACTGCCTATCCAGTTGGATGATGGAGGCGATCATGGGGGCGATGGTCGGATCGTCGTCCTTGCGGCCCTGCTGGAGCCTGTCTCTCAGCAACTCCCCCTTGGCCTGCTTCAGCATGATGCTGGCCATGGATGGGCCATTGAGGTAGTCCTCGGGCGAGCCGCCCATGTCGTCGGCAGTGATATTGCTGGCCTGCCCGGTGGCCATGTACAGCAACTGCTTGAGTTCCTCTGGCGACGGGGCGTGGCTCAGGTACCGAAGGGCTCTAATGCGATTGCTCATGCTGTGCCTCGCTATTTCTTGGGGCAGGCCCCAGACAGGCAGCCCTTCTTGTTCTTGCAATCACATGTGGAGGGGCAGGGGCACGGCCGCTCGATCCTGCCGTCCGGCCTCCAAAACCCGTTCTTGCAGGTTCCGCCACAGACGCACTTGTTAGGCGTCGGGGCAGGGGCCTCCTCGGTGGCAAACGATGCGTAGGCCGCCTGCGTGGCCGCCGCAGCACGGGGCTGCTGGTCGCTCATCATCACGGGGTCGGCTGATAGCCAGGTCAGGAAGGCAATGATCCATTCCCACATCTCACCACCCCCTGGCGTGATTCAGGTGCGCATAGCCGTTCTCGTCCACCATGACGGACTGAATCTCGGTGCCAGCGTGCGCCGGGGCGGGCTCGGCAAAGGCGGCAAACCAAAGAGCCGTCTTGGCGAACTTCACCAGGGCGGCCAGCACCGGACGGTCCTTGTGCGGATTGGGGATCGGGGAGATGTCGTCGCCATACCGCCAGCCAATAAAGACACAGGCGACACAGATCAGGGCCAGCGATGTCTTGGACAAGGTAACCATCGAGCATCTCCCTAGAGGGCCAGAAGAAACGAAATCCGTTCGTCCTGCGGGGCAGGGGCCAGCCAGTTGCCGTGGTGCAGGTCACGCCAGCCGAAGCCCTCGACGCTGCCGACAGCAAACGAGTCTTCGCCAGACAGCATGCCGTCAATGACCTTGGCGTCGATCCAGAAAGAACCCTCGGGCATGTCCTCGGGCCACTTAGGACCTGACACCCAATTCGGCCCCCATGAATTAAGGCATAGGCATCCAGGCCTGTCGTAGCGCACTGAAATCAGGGCCATACAATGGGCCCAGGACCCAGATGGCGCGCAGAAGGCCTGAGAGTCTCTTGTGGACCTGAAGCCATACCCGGAACAGACGGCTATCGGGAACCCGGACTCGATGGCCGCAGCGGCTTCCTTGAAGTTCCTGACCAGCGCAACGTGCTTGGCTGGATGGCGCTTTGCCTCAGCATCGAGTTTGCCCTGATCGTTCTGGCCGCCGTTGCCCCAGTTGCCCCAGTTTTTGGCGCGGTCGGCTGAATACTGCCGCAGGTCGTGGCCTTCGTACTGCTCCCTGTAGATGACGCCCCAGTCGCGCAGCCACTTGGCAGCAGCGCCGCCGTAACTGCCGTCTGAGTAGCCAGCCTGCTTCTTGCCTCTGGCTTCTACCCTGGACCCTCCATAGCAACTTTCCGTACATGGGAAGGGCGGTGGGTTTGCGAGGCGGCCGGTCTCCCAATCCACGCTTTGGGCTATCCATACGCAATGAGAAAATCCCCAGGAAACACAGTCCCCGATTCCCTGCCGGCCAACAATCCACGGCTGACCGTAGTAAGCCTGATGGGCCTTCTGGGCAGACCTGTAGAGGAACGTGTCCTTGCCCTTGGCCTCCTTGATCGCGCCCTCGCCGGCCTGGGCGAACAGCGGCTCGTCCAGTTCGGACAGGAACTCTTTCGTGCCCTCGGGGTTGGGCACATAGCCGAAGTCCGACTTGGCCTTCACGGCCAGGCGGGAGAAGGCCATTCCCGCCGCAACCAGCAGCAGGAAGACAGCCAGCAGCCGGAGGTATTTACTTTCCTGCGGCACGGCTGGCAGCCCTTGAGATGGCCATGAAAGCGTCCGCCCACTTGGCTCGCTGCTCTGGCGTCACTGGCCCACCGCCAATGCCGAGGGCCTCTTCCAAGAAGTGCTTGATCTCGTCCCGGGCCTTGGGCTGGCGGTCGCCAATAGACACGCCACCAGTGCGGTTCTCCCGGGCGGCGATCCGAAGTTCATCGAACTGCACCCCAGTCTTGAGCCTGGGAGTGTCTCGCTCGCCATCGGCGGTCACGATCCGGCTGAACTCGTCACACAGGGCGGCAACGCAGGCTGCGTCCTCGGCGGCCGTTGGGCCGATGAACTTTCCGGCCAGCACGATCTTGGGAGGGTTGTTGTCTGGGGCTGGGGCCGGGGCTGGAGGCGCGGACTGGAGCATCGACACGACGGCGGCGGCACCAAAGAACGCAGCCAGATAGTGGCGAGTCTTCTCACTCATCGCGGGGCCTCTTGGGCTTCTTGGCGACCGGCTTCTTAGGGGCCTTGGCACGCTCGGGCACTGGCGCTGGCTTGAGGGTCTGGAGCCATTCCCTGACCCCAGGGCCAAACACCAAGGCTGCGGCGGCACCAATGCAGATGGCAGTAATCACGATGCTTTCCTGATGAGTTGGAGGACGACCTCGATCCCACCAGAGGCGGCGGCGATCAGAGCAGCCCTGACGGCTGGGCGGGCCACGACCCAGATGGGCCAGAGGTAGATCGGGACCACCTTGTCAGCGACCTCATCGAACAACAGCGTGAGGGCGTCGAGGACGAGTTCCTTCTTCTGGGAGCCCGCAGCCGACAGCGTGTCAGCAGCCTCGATGGCGACCCGCATCAGGGCCAGGAAGAGTTCGCCAAACTCGGCCACCGTCAGGCCATTCTCGGCCTTGAGGCGTGCCACAGTGACGAATGCCCTGACCTTTTGGGCAAGGCCATCAAGGGGGGCGGCGACCTGAACACATGGTTCTGAGATCAACATGGGGCCTCCACAAAACAGCACCGCACCGACAACCATCCTGCGGGACAGTCATCGGTGCGGTGCAATGACGCCCGTGTTACGCCACTATCACGGAGTCGAGACGCGAGACGAGTAGCCGCCGATGCCCACCAGAACCC